ATACACTTTGATTTTTGGATAGGTGTAGCAATAGCAATTACATTCACTCTTAAATGGTTTTTTATGTTTCCGCAACATGAGGGAAGATCCACGCGACTTGATAAAAGTTTTGAGAGAAATAAACAAATGGAGTTTAATTTTGATAAATAAATAATAAACACGTGGCGCGTTGGGAGTTGCTCCCGCAAACGCGCCACCGAAAAAATTATAGAGAAGAGCATGTGGGCGGGGCCCACCCAGGAAAATAAAAAAATTAATTTGGCACAAATCCGAAAAAAAATCACATATACTTATGAGGTCAGTTAGTTTGTTCCCTCATCTAACTGGCCTCTGTGGATAACTTTAAATTAATTTATTTAAGGGGTTTACAATATAGGATAATATGTTAAATTGTTTTATTAACTTAACGAAAGGAATACAATGTTAGAAGTACACTACAACGCGATGAACAAGTACAACCAAGAGACTTTCAAAGATGATGAAAGAAAACAAGCGGACACTCTAGGTTGGTTGATGATGGCAATCGGAGTAAATGAAATCACAGAAAAAACTGTCGAGGAAATTATTTTCAGAACTAGGTTTTTAGATTTCGTTTGGGGTAAGTCTTACTTTAGACACGATCCAAGTGACGCTGCTCTTCGACAACTATTCAAAAATCATTTGGGTTTAAGAATAGTAATCACGAACCGAGGGCTTAAAGATAAAAGCACTCGACATAAGTTTATGGTTCACCAATTAAAAAATATAGAAAGGAATATCTTGAATAAGATAAACAACTAGCTTCGTTAAGAAAATAGGCCATGCAGTATTTGCATGGCCTATCCTACATTGTCCTATGCAAAAACTGCATAGATAAGAGCATGTGGGCGGGACCCACCCTAATTTTTATAGGGGTCCCTAAAGGAATTACTTTTGACTTTGTTTAATTTATTATTTTTTAAGTGGGGCTTAGTTTTGTAGGGGTCCCAGACCTACCCTATAGTGTTTGATTTGGATAGTTAATCATGTATAATACTTTACCACCCATATTGAAATATATGCTAACTGTTGAAGATATTAATAAAATAGAAGATCCGATTGAGCGAAGAAAGCTTAAAATACAGATAATAGAACGTCATAACAGAAAAGAACTTAAAAAAGTTAAAACTAATTTTTTATCTTTTGTAAAAAAGATGTGGCCAGATTTTATAGAGGGGTCCCATCACAAAGAAATTTCAGATAAATTTAATAGATTAGCAACTGGAGATTTAACCCGTCTAATTATAAACATGCCACCTAGGCATACTAAATCAGAATTTGCTTCGTTCTTTCTTCCTGCTTGGATGATCGGGCAGAATCCTAAATTAAAAATTATTCAAGCAACTCACACAGCGGAGCTTGCAGTAAACTTTGGTCGTAAAGCAAAACATTTAATTGACTCTGAAGATTATCAACAAATTTTTAAAACAAGACTTCAAGAAGATAGTAAAGCTGCAGGACGTTGGAATACTTCTGATGGTGGTGAATACTTTGCAGTCGGTGTCCAAGGTGCAGTGACCGGGAGAGGTGCTGATCTACTTATTATTGACGATCCACATTCAGAGCAAGATGTAAACTCACCATCGGCATTTGATAATGCATATGAGTGGTATACTAGTGGACCGAGGCAAAGGCTTCAACCAGGCGGTCGTATTGTTTTAGTTATGACTAGATGGTCTACAAAAGATTTAACACAAAGATTGTTAAACGCACAAAGCAACGAGAACGCGGATCAATGGGAGGTCGTAGAGTTTCCAGCCATCATGCCGTCCGGTGAACCTGTGTGGCCAGAGTATTGGAGTAAAGAAGATTTAGCTTCTGTTAAAGCATCAGCGGGTGTTGCAAAATGGAACGCGCAATACATGCAGAACCCAACTTCAGAAGAAGGAGCTCTCATTAAACGTGAGTGGTGGAAAAATTGGGAATCAGAACATATGCCTGTTATCGAACATACAATTCAAAGTTATGACACAGCTTACCTTAAAAAAGAAACTGCTGACTACAGTGCAATTACCACTTGGGGAGTTTTTCGTCCTAATGAAGACTCACCTCGTCAATTAATTTTATTAGATTCATTTAAAGAACGTTTAGAGTTTCCAGAGTTACGTCGTGTTGCTTTAGAGCAATATAAATATTGGAATCCCGAAACAGTAATTATTGAAGCAAAAGCATCAGGACTACCTTTAATGTACGAGCTCAGACAGATGGGAATTCCTGCTATGAATTTTACACCTAGTAAAGGTCAAGATAAAATTGCAAGAGTTAATGCAGTGTCTCCACTTTTTGAAGCTGGACAAATTTGGGCACCTCTCGATCAAGAGTTCGCGCAAGAACTTGTTGAAGAGTGTGCAGCGTTTCCTTATGGTGATCATGACGATTTAGTTGACAGTACAACACAGGCTCTGTTAAGATACAGACAAGGCGGATTTATAGATCACCCAGAAGATTATCGAGAAGAAGAGCAACCCAAAAAGAAAAAGAAATTTTATTGGTAATGACGTTTGTATTTAAGCACCCAAGTAAGTATGTAAAAAATCCTACTCTTGTTAAAAACATGAAACATGTAAAACGAGATCAAATACCGCCGTTAAGTGGCCCTGATCCACAAGGCTTGATTAATGAATCAAAAGCATATAAACAAGATAAATTGGAGAAAATAAATGGCAGAAATAGACAAGTCGTTAACCGATATAAAAAAAACGGTTGAAATAGCAGGACCCGAGGAACAAGTTGAGGTCCAACAAGAAATTAGCGAATCATTACCAAACGCTGGTGAAACAGAAATTACTCCCACTGAAGATGGCGGCGTAGAAATTAATTTTGAACCTGGAGCATTTAATCAAGCACAAAGTGAAAACCACTTTGATAATTTAGCTGAGTTATTACCAGAGGAAATATTAGATCCTCTGGGTTCAGAATTAAATCAAAACTACATGGACTACAAAGAGTCTCGTAAAGAATGGGAACACACTTACATAACTGGATTAGATCTTTTAGGATTTAAATACGAAGACAGAACAGAACCTTTCTCTGGAGCTGCAGGTGCTACACACCCAGTTCTTGCAGAAGCAGTCACACAGTTTCAAGCATTAGCTTACAAAGAATTATTGCCAGCAGATGGACCTATTAGAACACAAATTATAGGTGCGCCATCTCCCGATAAAGAAATGCAATCAACTAGAGTAAAAGATTTTATGAATTATCAATTGATGGATCAGATGAAAGAATATGAACCTGAGTTTGATCAATTATTATTTTACCTCCCTCTTGCTGGATCTGCCTTTAAGAAAGTTTATTATGATGATCTTTTAGGCAGAGCAGTTTCTAAATTTGTACCTGCAGAAGATTTGGTTGTACCTTACTCTGCAACATCATTAGAAGATGCAACGGCCGTGATCCACGTAATTAAAACCAAAGAAAATGATTTAAGAAAACAACAAGTGTCTGGTTTTTATAGAGATGTAAGTCTCGGGGAACCGGCTGATACTGAATCTGATTTAGAGAGAAAAGAAAGAGAGCTAGAAGGAATTACAAAAACAAAAGATGAAGACATTTATAATATTTTAGAATTTCATGTCGATTTAGATTTAGAAGGGTTCGAGGATCGAGGACCTGACGGTCAACCCACAGGAATTAAATTACCGTACATTGTAACTATTGAAGAAGCATCAAGAGAAGTATTATCTATTAGAAGAAATTATGAAATTAATGATCCACAAAAAAAGAAAATTTCTTATTTTGTACATTTTAAATTTTTACCGGGCCTAGGTTTTTATGGCTTTGGTTTAATTCATATGATCGGTGGTCTATCAAGAACGGCTACTGCAGCCTTAAGATCATTATTAGATGCTGGTACCCTCTCCAATTTGCCAGCAGGATTTAAGATGCGCGGCATCAGAATTAGAGATGACGCGCAATCTATAACTCCAGGTGAATTCAGAGATGTAGATGCTCCAGGTGGAAACATTAAAGATGCATTTATGGCACTTCCATTTAAAGAACCATCGCAAACTCTGTTACAGCTTATGGGTGTCGTTGTATCAGCCGGGCAAAGATTTGCTTCGATAGCTGACCTTCAAGTAGGTGACGGGAATCAACAAGCAGCAGTGGGAACGACAGTGGCTTTGTTGGAGAAAGGAAGCAGAACAATGTCTGCGATTCACAAAAGAATTTATGTGAGTCTTAAGAATGAGTTTAAGATGTTGGCTAGAGTATTTAAATTATACTTACCAGAACAATATCCGTATGATGTTGTAGGAGGTCAAAGATTTATTAAGAAGGCTGACTTTGATGACAGAGTAGATATTTTACCTGTAGCTGATCCAAATATATTTTCTCAAACACAAAGAATATCAATTGCTCAAGCTGAATTACAATTAGCTCAATCAAATCCACAAATGCATAACTTATACAATGCGTATCGTGCAATGTATGAAGCTTTAGGTGTAAAAAATATTGACATGATTTTAAAACCAGTTCCAAGACCCGTGCCAATGGATCCATCTGTCGAAGCTATACAAGCTTTAGCAGGTCAACCGTTCCAGGCATTTAAA